TGCTGAACATTATAGTAATTATACCATGCTTGTGAATATTGAGAAATGGTATCTAAATCTTCTTTGGTTAAGGTAGGGTCAATCTTTACTAATTCAATAATGGGAATAGCTTTAATTTCTCCCCAATAAAAACAATCTTTAAAATGAGGGTCTTCTGTATAACTATAAATTACATTCGCAGGGTCTACATATTCTACTTTAACTCCCGCTCCGGGCAGAAACTCGGTTTTGGCCATTCCTACCCCCAACACCATTAGGTCATAATCCATGCGTTTGCGAGTATCCATATAATGATTATCCTCCAACATGGTATTAATAGCTTCTTCTTCAGCAATTTCAATAGCGGGCTTATAGTTAAGTTGCATAAATAATGACAACTCTTCATCGCTTTGAGGTAAATCATCCACACTCATAGTAAAAGGGTCAACTTGAAATTCTTCAGAAATAATGCTTAACACATCTTTAGCTACCATCTGTCCTTCAATCTCATCTTGATATTTACTTCTATGGGCCGCCGACATAGCGTCTTGAGCATACGCTTGCACTTTAAACAGTCTATCAGACATACCATTAACAACAATATCTACAAATTTGGGCAGAATAGGAACCGGAGTCCAATCAAGGTTTAAGTAGGATAAATCTCCATCAATAGCTAACTCATTCTTATATTTAGCAATGGATTGCTCTCCGCGTGCATATAAACGTAAGCGATGAAAATGAGCCCATTGGTCATAGAATCTACAGTTGTTATAGTCGCGTCTAAACCACTCATATTGAATAGCTTGACCAATTTGTAATCCATACTCAAATGTGGCCTTTTCAGCATCTGACACAAATTGTGAAGGAAAGCCACTTGGATTGATATTTATTTCTACTTGTTTCATTATTTTAAAATTTCACTTACACTACCCTTATTGTTATATCTTGCAAAGTTAATGCTTATTTTTGACTGTTGTTTTTGCGGCGTATACAAATGCTTTTGATTTGCCATAATCGCCAACCCTGAGCTTATTGTTGCATCAAACTTTGTTCTATTGTTTATATTAAATTTTGCCCAATCTTCTAATGTGCGCGTAAAGTACATCGACCCCATCTCATCGGAATCTCGATATATTCCTTGCAAATCTATGCCTACATGTTTTTCTATATAGGATTCAACGGCAGATGCATGGGATTGTTTGACGTCTTCGGAGGAGTTTGGAATGCCCCCAAGCTCTCTTTCGGTTTTTGAAAGCTTATTAAAGATTTTATCAGGTCTATTTAAACAAAATCCCCGATATCCTCTATTTTTAAAATGATATAAGAGTCGGGGTTTGTTGTTCTCAATAAGAATAGGCATCCCATAAAATATACACGCCATTAACACTTCTTCAAAAAATATCTCTGCCGTTTGTGGTCGAGCCACATACTCTAAAAAGAATTCATTACTTGGCGCATCTTCCATATTAAACTTTGTTAGCCCATGTAATGCCCCATTAGAACCTCTTCCTCCCACTGTGCCGGAAATGTCATAGGAGTCACACCCAAACGAGCCAATGTGTTCATTGCCGGGCATTTTTCTTCCTCGTTGATTTACCACTCTGTTTTGAAGGTGGTGGGGTGGAAGCCACGACACTAAAAAGCGTCCGCGTTTTTCCGGCGTCCATACTACTGTGGTATCTTTTATTCCATCTTTCCAATGAAAGGTTCCTCTCGTAAGAAAATGCTCAGTAATCAACGAGTCATTATAGTCAATTTGTTGGTATATCTTAGTAAGATTAAAGAGTGACTCTTTACTTTCGTCTCTAAAAGCATGAGATTCAGTTTTGGGAAACTGACGATAAAACTCATTAAGGGCATCGGCGTCAGATTTTAAAGAAGAAACTTCATTATCCCAATAATCTAAGGCCCCAATTTTTATTAATCCCCCATCTATGCCTTCAATTTTTTCTTTAGGCGTATTAAAGACCGGCATCCCATACTTATCAATATACCCTTCAAAGTTCCACTCCATAGGGACAAATAAAGAATATAATCCACTTTTGGTTTGTCCATTACTATTGCGTTTAGTGATATCAGAGTCTTCAAAGAGTTTTTTGAAATTATCTCCTCCCTTATCTAAGGCATTAGATGTAGAACCCATCATACATTTGCCAATAATACGCGAACCAAGCCTTAAACATGTTTTGGTTACGCGCCAATTATTAAGAATATTGTCGGGGCGCATCCATTTGCCGCTTTCATCATGAATTAAAAGCTGAAGTTTCTCTCCATCATAGCTATTATCTGCCGTATTCTTCCAATCAATAGTAGTATCTAATCCATCTAAATCGTCATGAGCGATATCATACATATTACGCTTGGTAATTTTAGCCGCCGGTATTCTATACGCAAGTTCTGTTTTCGGTTTGTCCATACCATCTTGTATGGGACTAAAAAAGAAAGGGTAATTGCTTGATATGGGAACTATTTTGTCCGTAAACATCTTTTTTGCATCTGCTCCTGTCTTAGATAATACACCGATTCGTGAATCTTTTGCTAATGTAGCCGTATTAACTAGATAACACATTCCAAAGCTACGCTCATCTGCCTTACATGCTTCCCAAAAAATAAAAAATAGACGATTGGCTTCTCTAAAATCGGGATAACCAACGTCTATCTTCGTCCACTGTAAATACATATAATGGGAACCCGTAAGATAAGTAGGAACGCCATTGTTCATAAACCAAAAACCTTCTTCACGTTTATTAAACTCCTCCTCGATATAATCTACCCATTGGGCCTTAAAGGCACTTGGCATCTCATTCCATTGAAAGATGGTTTTTATTTTACGTAAAGGCTTAGGTTCTTCTTTTCTTTCCCAATACTGTTCGGCTTTATGAGAAAGTATCCTTGAGGATACCTTTTTGGGGGCTGCGGGCAAGCCTATATTTAAGCCGCTAATATTATAAATCTCTCCAAGAGTACCATCTTTAGAGATAACAACAATGTCATATTTTTCATTATACCCATAAGTCCATGTGCGGCTCTTATTTTTGCGTGCAAGAACCGCATTAGGAATAATATTAGTGATTACTCCATAAAGTTTATTTTGACCTTCGTTCTGCAAATCCTTGTTTTATTTCTACATCACTACGCCCATTTATAGATAACTTAATGTTTTCGCGCTCTATTTCAATTCTATTAAGAATATCAAACGCATCAAAAATACAGAGCTTCTTCGTAGCGGCTGCATTCTTTAGTCGGTCAGCAGCCAAATCATCTTCAGGGTCAGGCTTAATAATATCTTCTTTAGCCACCTTAATAAGATGTTGCACCGCTTTTTCGCCGGCTTCGATAATCTTTAATTTTACCTCAGTTAATTCCATTTAATTTAATTGCAATGTTATTAGTAAACATTCTATAGAGCTTTTCTCCATCTACATTAAACTCATAATCAGCGTCAGGAGTATAGCATATAATATCGCCTACTTTTAAACCTAAATTTAACAATTCTTCGTTAATAAATCTAATCTTTCCCATTAAGGGTTCTTCATTGGTAAACTTGCTTAAGTAATAGTCTTGCTCTTTTATGGGTTCAATAAAACAATATTTAGAATGGGCCCTCCAATTATCATTTCGTTTATAAAGAAAAAATTGGTCTTCATCTACAAAAAACAAATCATCTTTTAAATAACTCCGACCACTGCGTTCACGCCCCCTCATATCATAATAATATTTAAATACATTGTGGTGGACTAAAAGGGTATCTCCCTTTTTAATTTCTCCTTTATAACCTACCGGTGTAGCAATTACCTGTGCATAGCGATTGGCAAAACGATGGTCTTCAGTATCGGTGCTAGTGATAACGTCCATTCCTGCAATATCTTTAGTGTTGTCATATCGCTTGCCTTTATTCGGTTTAATTATAAAATAAAAAGGAGACTGCATATTAATTTTCTTTTTTACTTTTTTGTGTTTGTTTATAGTCTAATAAAAAACCTATAAACACAATAATATTCATTCCTAATGAGGCTCCTATTTCATGGATGTCTTCAAATACATTTAATGATAAATGAATATGACCTACCATCCAAAAGGGGATAGCAAGATTTTGACTTATCCATATAAGAGTGAACTTAACAAAGTTCATTCTAAAAATTAATATTATATTCTATGGAAATAGGCATCGTCGCTTTGAATTCTTTCCATAAGCAAACTTCATTGCTTTTTTCAATCCAAATCTTTATAGTGTCTTCACGCTCATCATGTTGAATAAGATGAATTTCGTGTTCTCCTAATACCTTTTGTCCCACAATATAATGCATAGCACCTGATTTATAATCGGGCCCTATGGAGATTTTTCTAATATCCCCCATTAGATTTAATTTAATTTTAATAAACCATTGCTAGTGGTGCGGGACTTCCACCCGGTGGTGGCACTCCTGTTGCTCCAATAACATATATGTCTCCGGGAAGCAATCCTGCTGCAAGAGCCGCCGTATTATCGTTATATACGATTGTACCGGCTGCAATTAATGCACCGAACCCTCCTCCCATATTTATATGACGGATATAAGGCGATAAAGCAAACTCCGTATCTCTCTGTACGGTGGCTGCGGAACCAAGTGCTATTGACCTTGTAAATCCTCCCGGAGCCGCCATTCTCGCTCTAAATCCTATTCCTACACTTTCGCTTCCTACGGCGACGGGGCCTGTAAATGCATCTGTTCCAATACCAATAACGTCATCGCCTATTCCCGGAGATTGTAAAGACGTATATCCTATAGCTACTGCTCTTTCCCCGGTAGGTTGATTCATGCTTTCGTATCCAATAGCAATACATTGATTATTTCCTCCTTGCATCGCAAGGGTTCCAATCGCAATAGACTTATCCGTTGCCGTAGCCCCTAAAGACCGCCACCCAATCGCAATGTTTTCTCCCCCTGAATTGTTTTGTGCGGCAGAATTTCCTATCGCTATTGTATAAGGGCCGCTATTAGTTCTCATCGCATCTCTTCCAATCGCAACTGTGTCTGCACTAATTTGCGCTCCACTTTTTGCTCCTACACCAATCATTACACTATAGGAATCTACAACTAAGTTTTGACCCGCTCCATATCCTACCGCCACATTTCCTTTAGATAAATTACTTAATTGGTTTAGTGCCAAGCCACCCGCGGCAGTATTTAAGTCTCCATCAATAATACTTAATGCCGCATGCCCCACCGCAGTGTTGCCGTCAAGCATATTAAGAGCCCCCAACGTTCTATTTCCTAGCGACACATTTTGACTTGCATTAGTCTGTGACCCTTGAGACCTATATCCAATTGCACAATTGTCATTTCCGCTAACTAAATTATTTAGTGCGCTAATTCCTAAGCCTGTATTAAAATCTCCAAGCGCAATAGAATTTAAAGCTTGAAGTCCATATTGTAAGTTGGCGTCGCCTACAGGCATTCTCACATCTGCAATTAAGTTATTATCAATACGAGTTAACCCTCCACCTATTTGACCAAGTGATAATAATCCCGTTCCGGATTCATCATTAGTAATACTGTTAGACTCTACGGGTTGATTAAGAGCATTGCCATACCAAAATTTTGTGGCGGCTAAGTTTGGTTGGCCGTCGGGTAACCATTGGGTTCCAAGTCCTGCGCCTAAGCTTTTAAGAACATAGCCCGCAAGACCTTGCGACCCCACACTGTCAGTTATGTTTCCACTAAGAATAATGTTACTTGTAGTAAGGTCTCCCGCCATTATAATGTCTCCTGACCCAACTCCACCACCGCCCGCAGGGTTTAATTGCAGTTCAGTAACTCCATTATTTTGAAGTATAATGGAAGATGTCCCTACGCCAATTAAAGGAGCATTAGCCGTATTACCGGCATTTAACACTTCTTGTAATGTATCCACAGGGTCTAGTCCTGCGATATCTCCAAGTTTAAAGTTTTTGGTTTCTTTATCAGGAGTAGAGTTATCAGTTCCAATTACATAATCATCGTCTACAGGAGTTGCAAACGGATACGAGGTAGTATTACTTATCTTTCCCATTTTCTTTCTTAGTTATTTCGCCTGTATCCATATTTAATACAGAATCAGACCCATATTTTTCAATTAATTTCTTTTCTTCTACCCCAAACTTTTCTTTAATTGAACCAATATGCCTAATAACGTCGAGCTTTTGAAGCTCTAATTCGCCTAACGCCATTTTAGTTTTATTAAATTCCGAATGTAATGTTCTCATTGTTTGAAGTTCTTCTGTTGCTACTTTCATTTGATTAGATTTAATTAGTTTATTACAAAGATATTAAAATAATTTCAACAACTCTTTAAGTTCCGCAATCGTGATTACGCCACTTAACACCGCAACTAATAATATCACGGGTACTAAAGAGGATATAATTTCTAAATAAGGAATGCTTCCCGCAGGACTCTCCTGAGTCTCTTGCGTCGTTTTTGTAATAGCTCCGCCTAATGCAGCATTGTCTACCACTTTTAAAACTGTGCTTCCTACTTTCTTAAGATTCTTTTTAAGAATCAATTCTTTTAATAATTTCATCAGTATCATAAGTTTTCTTTTGAGCCTATACCCTGATATTCTGTTTTTGCATCAAATGATGGACATGCTTTTGAAGAAAAATCTCTATGTCCATAAACTTCTGCATCAGGATGTAATAACTTTAAGACTCTAATTAATAATTTTAAAGCTTCTTTCTGTTCGCATGTGCGAGTATCTTTTGGCGTTGTTCCATCTTGTTCTACTCCACCAATATAACAAATTCCAATCGACTTAGAATTATGACCTTTACAATGGGCTCCAATATCTTTAACAGGACGACCATACTCTATGATTCCATCAAGCAAGACTACATAATGGTATCCTATCATCCTCCATCCACGCTCTTTGTGCCACTTATCAATTGTGGCGGCATCTATATGTTGCCCCTCGCGGGTAGCAGAACAGTGGATTATAATTTCTTTTATATTTCTCATGGATTAGGAATTGGTTCTACCCAAGTATCACTAGCTACAAGCTCTAAACACTCAGCATGATTTAAAACACTATCGGGAGTTACGCTTCCATCTGTAATAAATATAGGAGTAACACTATATTTTATTATAAACTGCGTCTCTGCTAAATTCTTCCTTATCGTATCAGCACTTGTAGTTACTATTTCGTTGAAGTTTATTTTAGATAAATCCGCAATGGGAATTATAGCATAAGTAAATACATTAGTTCTTATAGGCATAGTTGGTAAGTTTAAGGAACATCAGAAACAAAATCAGTAGGAGCCATATTAACCATATTTAAACCGGGAGATGTTATATTTCCTACGTTGGGAATATTAGGAAAAAGGGCTCCATCGCCCATTCTGTACCACGCTTGTGGGGGAGTACCGGAAAAATCGGCTAAATTAGTTGGCGTTCCTCCATTATATAACTCGACAATTTCCGCAGGAGTTAAAGTAACATTCCATACCGCTACATTATTTAGAATAGTAGGAGCTATATAACCTGTAGTAACTGCTCCCTTTCCTACATATAACGGAACATTTCCTTGCACATTATTTGTGTGATTATCCCAATTACCCCCTACAGTATTAACCCAAACTCTGATTTGTTGTGGAGATGCTGCTGCTTGCCCATCAAAAGTTCCCACAATATGATACCAATTCCCATCATTAATAGTACAGGGGGCTGCGGAATAGTGAGAATTGTAAGCGTTTATATAAAATCTCATTGTATTACTTACCCAATAAAATCCAAAACCATCAGTATTAGAAGGGTAAGTGGTTGAGCTTCCTATAATTGTATCAAAGGCTCCAACGGTACCATTAGCTTTTACCCAAAATGAGCAAGTCATTTGGTTAGTTATTCCCAACGTAGCATTAGTAGCTCCTGAATCCACAGAGTAAGCCGAAACTCCATCAAACTCCGTCGATAGGGTATTATCCCATCCTCCACCTCCTCCCGGAGGGAGAGCGGCAGTTCTAATGGCTATGGCAGACGCAACAAAAGACATAGCTTACCAATTTGCTACCAATAAGGTGGCAGTCGTTCCTGTACTTAACACTTGTTTGACTTGTACCGGCATCCATATTCCTTGTGGCACTGCGGTAAACAACACTGTTTGACCACTAGCGGTTACACAATTTATATCTCCTGTACCGCCCACATAAAGTATACATCCGATATTTGCAGATGGCTCAGTATATATAGTATAGGTATCTCCTACCGTTAGGCCAATATTGCTAGTAAGCCTCAATGTGGTTTTGTCACTAATTCTATTAACCGTGGTAGACGCTAAATATTGGGGGCCTGCCGTAGTGTTAACGACGATATCTCCTTCTTTTACTTTGTCTTCAAAGTTATTGGCTTGATATATTCTATAAGTATCGCCTGCTGCAAGTAACGGAGCCGGATTGGTTAAAGGAGCAAAAGGTTCTGCCTCTATACTAAGTTCTGTTTCGCTAATGACGAACTTCACTTTACTTTCTACCGGATTTCCTTGAGCATCTACTTTGCCTGCGGTGGTGTTTACAAATATATCTCCCGGTTGAACTCCATCTGTTTGAAATGTTTGTCCTATTTCCTGAAGATATATTCCCGCATTTATGTTTTCTCCTATTATTGTGCCGGAGGGAACGGGTATTGTATCTGCCGTTCCTCCTACTATAAAGGTATTTCCTACTAATTGCGTAACGGGAGCCCCGGTTCCAACTATTCCTGTACCACTAAAATGTGGGGAGGTAGGAACGGGAATAAGGCAGTCATCACTTGGAGCAATCTCCAAAGATGTCATTACCTGTAATTTTAAATATGCCATTGTCTAGTCTTTTTTTCCTCTTTCTTATAAGGAACGAGGTTGTTTAATTGTTTTTTTCTTTTCTTACACCCACAATCTTTGCCCGTTACTTTGGAAACTGCATTGACAACTTTAGATACACCGGTAGCGTTAGCCACTTTTTCTATTGTGTCGCCAAGACCTACCGACCTGCGTCTTTTGCCCCTATAATATTTTACAGACATCTATTTTCTCATTATCGTATGGGTTTCAATAGGAGACATACGGAGCAAAGGGAGTGTTACCCCGAACCTTTGCTCGGCAATCTCCTAAGTCTTCATCTTTCTTACGCTAACTTCCCGCGATGGGCTTTACCCATCTTGGTGGTGCTCCCTCCACGCTTCTGCGCTCTATTGGCAGATGCAATCTCAGATTTGCTCATTCGCTTTTTCTGAGCATTAGTAGGGCCGCTTCCGCCGCCTTTTCGTTTATAGTTGGCTACCGCACCTGCAATTTTCGTTGCAGCCGATTTGCTTTTACCACCTTTTTGAAGTTTGCTAACTAATCCTTTAAAACTCATCAGTTCTTATTTACGGAATAGTGACTTAAGATGTTCGTGAATGCCTCTGCCATGTTTTTCATATTTCATGCCGTGGTCTCCACCATATGCATGTCCATAGTCTTTTTTAGACATTGCTTTACTTTCATCTCTTCTGTCTTTTAAAGATTGCTTGTGTTTGCCTCTGTGCTTCATGCCTAGAGATTCATCAAGTCTTGCGTTGTATCCTTGCTTTTTAGCCATTGTAATGTTTTTTAATTTTTAAGTAATTATACAAATATACAAAAATTATTCAGGTCGTTTTTTTGGTCGGCCTCGTTTGCGTTTTACGCCACTTGCTTTTCGTAATCGTTCGTTTTCTTTCTCTAAGTATTCTACTTTAGTACGAAGTGAAGAAACTTCTTCAGTTAGCTTTAATACCTTATTACGTAAATCATCTTTCTCTTGTGCCGCCCCTTCAAGGAGTA